GTAACCCCTCCCTTGTGAAAGACCCCTTCGGGGAAGGAATATTCTTTAATCGGTTTTGAAAGAAATAATATTTAATGGATTTTGAATATAAAGAGCGATTTATATATGTGGGGTCAAAGAGAGAAGATGAATATTTTGATATTGTTCGTTATCGTTCTATTCCATTCGCTCTTGCCCCAATGATACAACATTCAAACATAATTCCTATATAACAACATCATCAACTCATACATAATTCAATGACCCATCTACATTGTAAAGTCTTCATATATTCGTGTAAGAATAGATGACATATTCATATAGGAGTAATGTTCTACTTTTGTATAATTCAGGCAAGAGAGAAGGGAATAAAAATATAATATTTATATTTCTCTCCATGTAAGAATAAATAACATATTCATATAGGAATAATATTCCACTTTTGTATAATTCAGACAAGAGAGAAAGGAATAAAAAATATAATAAATTTACAAAACATAATATTTATATTTCTCTCTATTTCTCTCTGAGAACCAAAATATAAAACTCAAATTTTAGTATTATGTTTGATTATGTTCTCTCCCATTCTCTCCCATTCTCTCCCATTCTCTCCTGCCCCATTGATACAACATTCAACCATAATTCCTATATAACAACATCATCAACTCATACATAACTCAATGACCCATCTACATTGTAAAGTCTTCATATATTCGTGTAAGAATAGATGAAGTATTCATATAGGAGTAATGTTCCACTTTTGTATAATTCAGGCAAGAGAGAAGGATACTAGTTTTATAACAAAATGACAAGAGAGAACGACAATAAATATAACAAATTCACAAGAGAAATATAATAAATTCTCAAAAAGAAATATAACAAATTCACAAGAGAGAAGGATACTAGTTTTATAACAAAATGACAAGAGAGAACGACAATAAATATAATAAATTCACAAAAGAGAACGATAATAAATATAACAAATTCATAAGAGAGAACGACAACAAATATAACAAATTCTCAAAAGAAATATAACAAATTCAAAAATACTATTTCTCTCCGTTTCTCTCTATGTCTGTCTCAACAAACCCCAATATTTCATTCACAATTTATAATATTGGTTCCCATTCTCTCTTGCCCCCTAATAACATCATTCCTATATCATTCATTCCACATCATACACAACTCAATGACCCCTCTACATCGTAAAGTCTTCATATATTCGTGTAAGAATAAATGAACTATTCATATATAAATTATGTTCCACTCAGGCAACATCATAGCAACCCCTTGAATGTCTTCCAACACGTAGAACGACAGAACACACACGTGTCATGATTTTCCAACCACTTCTCCAAACACCTCTTATGAGTAGCATTTCCACAATCGTGACAAAACACGGGTTCCGCAATTTCATCAAAACAAATCGGACAATCCCCCACTTCGCGTTCCTTCGTGTTCTCGTGAATACTCAACTTAAGACTATTCGTCGCCTCCAAATTCTCAATTAATTTCGTATATTCCTCCTCCGTCAATTTCTTCCGTTCATAAAAGTCCATATCATTCAATTTCCCAATCTTATGATAAATAAAACAAATGTGCTTACACATCACCCCGTGTCGCCTCGCGTGAGATTTCATATCAGGACAACTACACCAGAACCCATATTCCTTCAATTTAATCTTATATAAACTTTTAGTAGAACCGGAAACAATGAATTCATCATCTTTATAGTTCAACAAAAAGAATTCCTCCACAAACACCTTTTTATATCTCTTTTCTTGTTCTGCGTTCATATACATTATCAACAAAGAATGTTTTTAAGGCAAGAAGAATTCACTTATTTTATACGAAGAAATCAATTTCCGCTTCTTATAATGGTTCAGCATCTTCTTCAAATGCTTTTTAATAACTTTCAAATTCGTCCCAATAAATTGGTCATATGTTTGATATCTCATAACGCAATTAAACGGCGTAGTTCGTCCTCTTGTGTACCATTTCCAGTCCTCCGGTAAATGACAATACGTCCAAGGATACTGGGTCGTGTAAAAAACATATATATACTTCATATATATAGAAATGATATCTTCCCCCATCGTAATCGTCGGCGCGGGTGTTGCCGGATTATATGCCGGATATTTACTGAAAAATGATTCCATCATCTTAGAGGCGACAGACCGCATCGGAGGGCGCGCCGGAGTAGACTATTTTGAGGGAGCAAAAGTCCCCATAGGCGCAGGAATAGGGCGAAAGCGGGACATCCTTTTGAAGCGACTTCTAAAAGAATTAAACATTCCCTATACGGAACGTCCATTCAATGTAGAATACGCAAAAGAATTTACAATTCCAATGATGACAATTTTCAACCATTTGAAATCCACATATAAACAAAATCCATCAGAAGAAACATTCAAATCCTATGCGACCAAAGTCCTCGGCAAAGAACTATACCAATATTTCACTCGCGCGACCGGATATACCGACTACGAGAAGGAACATCCCTATAATACATTCTACAACTACGGGATGGAGGACAACACATCACTCACCGGTTTCGGAGTGGATTGGAACGAACTTATCGTAAAACTCGCACAACATAATACAATCTATACGAATACACCTGTGACAAAAATCCGCAAATCCAAATCCAAATGGATTATCAATGACCGCTTTATTGCCGACAAAATCATATTCGCCGTTCCTATAAATGCCCTTAAGAAAATCATCAATATACAAATTCCCTTAAAATCCCAACCCTTCTTGAGAATATACGCATCTCTAAAAGAACCCGACTGGTTATCGGCCCACACCATAGTAAATTCCCCCCTCCATAGGATTATTCCAATGTCCAACAACGTCCATATGGTCGCATACACGGACAACGAAGATGCCATTACAGTAAATAAAATGACCAAACGAGAACTAGAAGAAGAACTCAAATCCGCCCATAAGAAGGCCACCATTATCAACTATAAGAAATATTTCTGGAAAGAAGGAACCCATTATTGGACGACAAAAATGACAAAAAAGGATGTTATAAATCTCCAAATCAAGGATACATGTTATTTTATCGGAGAAGGATTTAGCACAAATCAGGGATGGGTAGAAGGAGCATTAGAGAGCGTTATGAATGTGTATTCTCATATAGTCCACAATACGATTTAATAAATCCGCTCTAGAGCGCCAATGATGGTTCATATAGGACAAAGCAATGAACTCCTTAAAGTCAATATTAAATTGCACATCTTCGTGATATCGCGCCATAAATGGACCAATCACATCATTGTGTTCCACAAAGATATTATCATTTCTAGCAATATATAAAATCACTTCTTCGTAGATATCCATTTTTCTAAGTTGAATACATTTTTATATACATCTAAAAATATATTCAATTCTCTAAAATGACCCAACTAGAGCGTATTTTGAAACTCCAACTGACCCCAAAAGAAGACATTATAAAAATGACCCCGACCGAAATTATCCATCGCTTAAAAAAACTCAAACTCCCCTATACAGACAATTCCGAAGATAATCTATCTCGTCTATTGAGTATCCACGCCAATCGCGACCTCCTCATATTACATTACGCAACAGATATGCCGAAAATTGAACGCCGTTTATTACGCGATAGTCTTCATTAAACACAATGTTGGACTTCCCACAATATTATAAACTAGATACGATAATGTTTCCAGTGATGAAAGACGCTGTGGAATATTATATAATAGAATTCTACGCGGCCACAACCGCGATAGACCGCATCAACGCCATACTCCACATTTGTTATGCCGCCATTCAACAGAAATCGTTTATAGGATTACTACACACAGAACTATTCATTTTAGAAATGCTAAAATGTATAGTAAGAAATGAGGAATGGTTACAGACTTATCTGCCCCTGTTCTACGAACATATGATGAAGACCCTGAAAGAATACGAGTTCACAGAAGGCACATACGACCACGAACTCGCAAAATTCTTTGAGAATATATATGTAAATATAGAGGACGTTCACGCGGTCTATTCCAAGACAAATCTTCCTCACCACGCAATTTAATAATCCTCTCGTATGGCTTTTCCAACAGGGAAGCGCGGAATACCCTTATCAGTGAGTTCTTGATAAATGACAGTGAGCAGTTTGCCCACATATTTTTTTGCGTCAATAAACAACTGATGTCTATATTCATATGTGCCCTTAGGGCGAACACTGAAAGGTTCCGTTGCCTGACAAATCCAAATGACCGTATTTGCGTCGCGTCCCGTTCCCTCAGAGAAACCAATAATGGGAAACTCCGCTTCTTGAAATTCCTTGTATTTCTGTAAAGCAAGCGTCCGCTTATGTTGATATACTGCGTCCCCGTCGCGCATCATAATACCCTCATAATCAGAGAACTCGGAGAAATAGTAGTGAATATCTGAATGTGCTTTGGCAACGGTAGTGAAAACGAGCTTAACCATTTCAGGCAATTCAAGAGACGACAGTATCGCATATCGTTCCGCAAATGGTTTATTCATAACCACATCATATACGTGATATTCCACGGCCTCAATACCCTCCGCTGCTGTTTTGCGTTTAATCAATCCCGCCAGTTGTTCAAAGGGGATTTTATCAGTATAGAGTTCGCCATCCAAAATAACATCAGGATATTTTTCAAAGAAGGGTTGAAACCGTTTTTCCAAATGCGTCAATGCGGTGAATAGGGACGCAGTCCGTGATTGAAATCGTATTTGACTATCTTTATAAACAATACACCTCAACCCGTCCAATTTGGGTTGAACGAACAGAGGAAACTTCATTTTGCCCTTATATGGGGTCGCCAACATTGGGAGAATGGCCGTATGAGAATGGTCCAACTCGTGATATCCTTCTTTCTTCTTGTGGTTCCATTTTGAGGTCGCATCTTTAATTGCTTGTTCATATGGGGTCGTCTCATTCTTTTTTCCGATATTTTTCCCACTCGTATAAGGCAAAACGGTCGTTTGTAGGTTCTGTTTTCCGTATTCAATAACAATTTGTGTGGGTTCTTTTTGAACCTCTATTTTCCATATTTGGTCATCGCGATATAAAATAGGAAACATTATATAAATTGAAATAATTTTAATTTTATATAATAAATACATACAAAATGCGAAGAAGCTCACGAATTGCTGCGTCCCGACAAGTTGAACCCATTGTTAAATGCGGAAGATATTATAAAGAATGCAAATGCCGAACAGCGGCAACCACCGAATTCATGTATTTGGCGGAGTATTTCATAGTGATGATACATAAAATTCCATCAGGTATGACATTGGAAAGTCTCATATATATTTGTAAGAAACTCAACAAACTATTTTCGCGTATATTGATGTTGTATAAGGACGACGATGTCTATGAGATGACCCGTAATATGGTATTTTTCAGGTTCTTTAAGCGTCCATTTATGACCCAAAATATAATGAATTGCGTAAAGATGATTATAAAACAGCTTCCACACGACGAATATGTGGATGCTCCCTATCAAGAAAAGATGACTTTGGAAACGATGGACGCATATTATCAGCGTCTGCGCCAGTATTCCA